CGCACCGAGCAATCCCTAGGAGTACGCGACACATGGCACTGACGGCAGAGCAGATTCTTTCCGCCGACGATATGGGGCTGAAAAAGGTTCACGTCCCCGAGTGGGGCGGCGACGTGTTCATCCGTGTGATGAGCGTGGGCGAGCGGGACGCCTACGAGCGGAAGTGGATCGGCAAGAAGGAAACGGGCATCGACAACTTCCGCACGCAGTACCTCGCGGGCGTGCTGTGCGATGAAGGCGGCAAGCTCCTGTTTACCCGCGACCAGATCGACGCTCTTGCCCAGAAGAGCGGCGCGGTCATGGGGCGGCTGTTCGACGAAGCGATGAAACACAATCGGATGACTGAGGAGGATGTGCAGGAGTTGGGAAAAGGCTGAACGCAAGCCCGACGCGGCGGTACATGTTTGCCGTCGCGCGGGACTTGCGGATGACGGTTCGTGAGTTGGGCACGCGGATGGATTCCGCCGAGTTCAGCGAATGGATCGCCTACAACCGCTACTACTCCGCATTGCCGGATTCGTGGCGGGAGACGGCGTTGATCGTCACGGCCCTCCTGGCTCCGCACATCGGGAAGAACCAGAAACGCCCTAAGCCCGAAGACTTCGTGCCGGTGGAGAAGCCTCCGCAGCACGAGTCGCAGGACTTGTCGGCGTTGCTGGAGTTGCGACGGCAGTTTGGTCTAGGCGACACCGACGATGGCTAATGTCCTCTCACTGGCGTTGCGGGTCACGGCGGATGCCAGCGGGCTGAAGCTCGATCCGGTGCAGCGTGCGCTCGTTGGGCTGGGCGACCAGGCCGAGAAGCTCACGAGCCAGTTTGACAAGTTCGCTTCCGGCAGTGCCGGTGCCGCGCGGGCGCAGGAAGAGTTTGCCCGTCGCTCACAGGATCTTATTAACAACCTGCGAGACGGCGGCGGTGCGACGCAGTTTGCGGCTGCCTTTGAGAAGTTGGCCGAAGAGGCACGGGCCGCTGCGGCGGCGTTCGAGGAAGGCGCTCGCGTCACTGCGTCGGTTCGCACCGAGGAGGAGAAGCGAGCCGAGACGATTGCGCGTCTTGACAATTTGCTTTCCAAGGGTGCGATTACCGAAGAGACGTACAACCGTGCCGTCGCTCAAGCAAGCGGCGCTGCAGAGGCGGCGGCGGCTGCCGAGAAGGAAAGGGCGAGAGTGGCGGCCGAAGCGGCTGCCACTGCGGAAGCGGCCGAGCGTGCAAGAAAGGCTGTCTTAGACGAAGGTCTGCGAGTTGCACAGCAGTACGCGACCGCTGAAGAGAAGCGTGCTGCGGAGCTAGCAAGGCTTGATGGCTTGCTTGCCGACGCCGCGATTTCTGAAGAGACGTACAACCGCGCAGTCGCCGAGGTCAGCGGCGCGAACGCAGCAGCGGCAAAGGCAGAGCAGGATCGGGCGGCCGCCTTGGCTGCAGCGTCAAGGATCATTCAGGCGAACCTCACGCCGCAGGAGCGGTACGACGCGCAGATCCAAGAGCTTCAGTCGCATCTCGACGAGGGGCGTCTTAGCCAAGAGCAGTTCAATCGGGCAGCCGAAAAAGCAAGGGCGGATCTCGACAAGGTCGGACAGTCTGCAACGAAGACCGACAAGAACATCGAATCGCTGACGAAGAACGTCCGCGTTCTGTCTGCCATTGAGATCGGCCGGGCGATCATCGACGGGCTGCAGGCAATCGGCAACGTCATCTCTGGCGTCGTGAATCGCGTCTCGCAGTTCGTGTCGAGTGTCGCATCGTCATTTGACTCGTTCAATGACTTGTCGGCTCGCACCGGCATCGGCGTCGAGGCGCTCCAGGGCTACTCGCTGGCGGCGAAACTCGCTGGCGTGGACACCGAGGCGTTCGGGGCGGCGGTTCAAAAACTCGCCGTCAACATAGGCAAGGCAACGCCGGGGGACGCACTCGACAAGTCGCTGCGGAACATCAATCTTTCGGTGGCCCAGCTTCGCGGGCTGGCTCCCGAGCAGCAGTTCTCGACCATCGCGGAATCCATTGCGGGGCTTCCGACTGCGGCTGACCGTGCTGCCGCAGCGGTCGCCGTGTTCGGCAAGCAGGGGGCCGCCCTGGCTCCGTTGTTCCGCGAGGGGGCGGCGAGCATTGACGAGTTGCGCGTCGAGGCCAAGCAGCTAGGGGCAATCGTCAGCGACCAGCAAATCTCGAACATTGGTGAAATGAATGATGCCTTTGATAAGGTGCGATTTACCATCACAGGCATAATTGGCCAGGTAATCGGGAACTTAGCTCCGGCGGTCACGGCCGTCACTGATGCAATCATTGAGTACATAAAGGTCTGGGAAGGCACTAGCACTCAAGGCACAGGCGGCACAGGTATCGCCAATGCTATCACGGAGGTATTGCTGAACGGAGCCGAAACGCTTGCGGGCGTTTTCGATAGTTTCGTCGGCAACTTCTCCGACTTCACTGGCGTGCTTGAAGCGACCGGGGCCACGTTCAAGTTCATCGGCAACCTGCTGGTGGGCATCAGCGAAGGGCTCCGCGTCGTGTTCAACACGTTTGAGCGGGTCGGAAACCTCCTCATCATCGGACTCGGGAAGATTCTTGAAGGGCTGGGGAGTTGGGTCAGTTCCGACCTAGAGCAGTTCGGGAAGGACTTGCAGGCGAGCGGGCGGGCACAGTTCGAACAGAACGGCAAGGAACTGGAGCAGGCCGCGAAGAACGCCGCCGACGCCGTGACGAACGCCTTCACGGGCGGCGACTCCTCCCCGCAGGCCGCCGGGCAAGGCGCCGCCACCCAGTTCATCCAAGGGGTTCGCCAGAAGTTTGAAGAGTCGCAGGCTCCCGAGTTCAAGATCAACACCAACATCGAGCAAACCCGCGACCGGTTCGACTCGTTCTTCAATGGCATCGTTGACCAGAGCAGTGCCATCGTCGCGCCGATGCGGGAGTTTGAGGCTGCTATCGCCGCTGCCCAGGAAGACGGGCAGATGACGGCGGACGAAATCGCACGCATCGAACAACTCCAGGCAAAGGTCAATTCCGCCATCGACCAAGAACTCGCGGCACGGCAGGAGGCTGCCGAGGCTGCGGCGAAGCAGGCGGAGGAAGTTGACAAGATCGTCACCGCAAGCCTGGAGCAAATCCGCATTGACGAGCAGTTCGGCGGCGACTCCAGCCGGGCTAAGGCCGCCGACAACCTGCTGAAGATTCAGCAGGAGATCGTGCGAGTCGAGGAACAACTCCAGGCCGCCCGGTCTGCAGGCGACACCGAGGCGGTCAGCGCCCTCACGTCACGGCTGGCGACGCTCGATCAAGTCGAAGCCCGCGAGACCGACATTGCCAGCGGTGCGAAGAAGGCCCGCGAGGAAGCCGCGAAGCAAGTGGAGAAGCTGAACGAAGACATCGCCAAGCGGCAAGAGTCTCTACTGGACAAGCAATTCGAAATCGAACTCGCCCGCGTCGAAGAACTTGCCAACGTCCGCACCGGCTCCGTCGAAATCAACGACCTCCGCTCGGGTGGCATCTCGGCGTTCTTCGACACGCTGCAGGAAGACCCCGCCATCGCGGAGGCCAAGAAGCAGACGAAGGAACTGGAGAAGATGCGGAAAGAGCTTGCCAAGCTCCAGGCCGAGAAGGTTGACATCCTCGCGGGGACTGGCTGATGGCCGTACGGCAATGGCGTGAACTACCGCGAACCGTCACGCATCTGATCGGTGCGTCACCGGAGTTTGAGCGTCGATTCGTCGCCACGCTCGACGATCCCGACACGAACGCTGGGACTGTCGTGCAGACAATCGGCTGCACGCACGGTTCGTCGCATCCTGAAATCGCGTGGGCCGAGTGCTACGAAGTCACGGTCAGCGAAGCCTACGAGAACAACCGCTACTGGCACGAGGTAGTCGCCAAGTACAAGATCCCCGAGGCTGACGAGCGCGAGATCGACCTCCTGCCGTGGCTGCGTCCCGACGTGTGGAAGTTCCAGACGCAAGGTGTGGCCGTTCCGGCGTTGACCTATTACGACGGCTCGACGCAGAAGCCGCTCACGAACTCGGCTGGCGATTTCTTCGAGGGGCTGACCGTTGACGAAGCCCAGCAGAAAATCACGATCACGAGCAATCGCCAGCAGTTTCCGTCGGCGCTCGCAGCGGCGGTGACGAATTGCGTCAACGACGGCTCGTATCTCGGCTTCGCCACGGACTGCATCAAGGTGCAGGGCATTTCGGGCGAGCAAGCGGTGGAGCAGGTCAACGGCCAAGAGGTGCGATTTTGGAAGATCACGAGCGAACTGCTCGGCCGACAAACAGGATGGAATCTTCTCCTGCCTGACGTGGGCTTCAATTACATCGAGGGCAGCGTCAAGAAACGCGCCGACGTTCAAGGGCCAGATGGCGAGCAAGTCGCGTCGGCCAACCCGATTGCCCTGAACGGCAGCGGCGGCAAACAGGCTGGCGCCTCGCTTCCTGCCATCCTCACTCGCCGCATCTACACCCGCATCTCTATGTCAAACTTCTTCGGCACGCCGCCGAACTAGGAGGAACCATGGCCGACATTTCTTATAGCGTGAATCTGAACGTCAACGCCGGTGCGTTGCAGCAGAACATCAACGCCTCTGGCATCACGAGCGACTTCTCCACGACGGGGCTGCTCGCTTTGACGCTCAATCTGGGCACGGCGACGCAGACGATTACCACGGCGTCGGCATCAAACCTTGGGCTGTGTTTCGCTAGGTCGCTGGCAACCAGCGGCACGCATACGATTTCGCTGGGGCGAATCAGCGGCACGACGCTCTTTGATGCCGTGCGGTTGAAGGCTGGCGAGGCCGGTATCTTCCGGCTCGCACCGGGGAACTACGCTGCCAAGGCTGATGCGCCTGGGTCGCGGCTGCTCCTGCAAATCTTGGAGGAGTGATGTCTGACGCTCGCGTTGACTTCACTCGCGGTGCTGCGGAGCGGATCGCCAAAGTCGTTCGCATCGTCGAGACGGGCGAGCGTGACGGGGCGCCGCTGACGTTCAAGCGGCCGGTGGAGTCTGGCGGCGGCAAGCCGCTGCGCATCGGCAAGACCACCGCAACGTGGACAAAAAACACCCTTGCCACGATCACGCTCTACGAATCCGGCACACCTCCG